TTGATGCGTTTCCGCCCAATCGGTTGGTATGGCGTTCTTGGCTTCGCTCGTTACCGTGAGGCTGCTATGTATCGTATTGAAACAGGTTCTTCAATCTCTGCATAAAGCAATCGTAGTTGAGGGGGCGGGGCAACTCGCCCTCTCTCTACACCAATTAAGGAGAAACAATGGCACAGTATTTATTCAAGACACCATTTGTAGCAGAAACACCTGCAGGTTGGCACCGACTCCTAGCACGCTATGCAATCAATCGTGGCGTAACAGTAATGATGATTGATGGAACTTACTCCTCATATCGTTTTCCCTCACAAACTGAAACATTACAAGCCCAAGAACTTTACTTAGGTGGGCACCAATATGTTATTGACGAAGCAACAAAGAATCGTTTAACAGATGCTTCTATTGGAGGAAACTATGGAGATTACATCACAGCAATATGATTGCTCTACTAAAGGGCACATTGGCAAGATAGCCAAAGATGGTTGGGAATTGGTTGAGGGCAAGATGCTCCCAGTAACTTACCTCTATGGTTGCACTAAATGTGATGCTACATCACCAGAACCGTGGGCAGACTGGGGAGTGCAAGACACTAACCCTGACCACACAGATTCAGAATTTTGTAATTGTTTTGGATGTAAAGCAAGAACTCTCCAACTATCCCCAGGAGATGCTGCTGCAAATAAAAACGGTATGTCCCAAAAGAAATGGGATGCCGAGTTAAATGCTTATTCAAACGCTCGCGCTCAAGGTATTCAACCAGCAGGCACAAGTATGACAAAGATTAGAGATGCAGTAGAGAAATCAGATAAGGCTGGCAAAGCCTTTGATGCAAACACGGGTGGATTTAAGGGGTAAAGATGACTGCCATTGTAGGTATTCAGGGAAAAGGTTGGGCAGTAATAGCAGCAGATTCCATGACTACCTATGATGACAAACCATACTATGCCAAAGGCATGGACAAGGCTGTTCGCAAAGGTGATTACATATTTGCTTTTGCTGGAGATGCCGTTGCTGGCAACATAGCAGAGTTCCTATGGACTCCACCAAAACTTGTTAAGACAATGCCACTTGATGCTTTCATGCAAGTCAAGGTGCTTCCATCTCTACGAGATGCAATGAAAGAACATGGCTATGAGCCAGATGCAGGCAAAGACCCAAACGCTGGCTTTGATGCACTTATATGTTTAAACGGTGTTATCTATGAAGTTGACGAAGAATACATGTGGTCAAGAGATGACCGTGGACTTTATGCAGTAGGCAGTGGCGGTGCATTAGCACTAGGCGCGTTAGCCACTGGCTTTAGTAAGAACTCAATAAAGGCAGCAGAGTTTGCTGCTCGTAGGGCAATCAAGATTTCCGCTGATTACTGCATAGGTGTTGGTGGGGATATAAAAATAATCACACAAAAGGGGAACACCATGGCAACAGCAAAGAAACCTACAAAGAAGGCAGCATACGCTGCATTTGAAAAGACAGAATCAAAGGCTCAAAAGAAACTTGAACTTAAGAAGGGCGAATCAAAGGCTCAGGTTAAGAAGGAAGTTTCTAAGGGCATGTCAATGCTAAAGAAGAAGGGTAAGTAATTATGTGTGCAACATGTGGTTGCGGAAGCGACAAGGTAAATCAAGATGACAATTTTGGAACAATTAACCCTTATGGCATTGGGGGGCGTGAAGTTGGTGCGCCACCTGTTGAACTCAAGGGGTAAATAACATGGCTAAATATTCAATGAAACCAGGTTCAGGCGTTGGCGGAACAGGCAGTGCAGGAACAGGAAAGATTTTTGATACAGACCCAAAGAAAAATCCTGACCAAAAATCTACACCACCAATGATTGTTAAAATGCCAGTTCTTAGAGTTGAACCAAAAGGCGATGACACAATGTATCCAGGCGGTTCAAAAGATTTTGATGAGAGCACTGGTAAACCACGCCGTGGTTCAGAACTAGAAAAGCGTATGATGAAAAAACAAATCATGCGCCCAAACACAAAGTAACTTAAGGACAATAAATGACAGACCCAAGACTAAAGCGAGCAGGAGTGTCAGGCTTCAACAAGCCTAAGCGCACACCAAGTCATGCAACTAAATCACATGTGGTTGTTGCTAAAGAAGGCGACAAGGTTAAAACTATTCGCTTTGGTCAACAGGGCGTTAGCGGAGATAAGACTCCAACAGCAAGACAAAAATCGTTCAAGGCTCGTCATGCAACCAACATTGCCAAAGGCAAAATGAGTGCAGCGTATTGGGCAGATAAGGTGAAGTGGTAATTATGGCTACAGGCTACGCAGGTTCAACGCTAGTTGCAGAACTAAATCGGCTTGGTAATGCTGGAACTTATCCAGCACGCACTGCTTTTCTTGAAGAAGCAGCAGCAGCATGCAAGTGGGCTGGACTTTCATACATTTATGAAACAGTGCATGCCTTAAATATTAAGGCTGATGCTAACCGCTCGCCAGCAAACTTTAAAGGTTTAAACGCAGTATGCAATGAACTGGCTGGCACAACAGGTAAGTCAGCAGTATCAGCCTTAAGGAGCATTGACATATAATGGCTACTCTTGAACAATTAACAGACCGTGTGGATTCACTCCTCCATGGTTACGCCCTTAATACTGAATCAACTACTTGGTTGACATCTGCTATTACTTCAACAACTCAAACTTCAATCAGCGTGGCTGATGCATCTGTTGTAAGCCGTGGCTTTATTCAAGTAGGCGATGAAGTTATGTATGTGCATAGCACTAACATTGTTGATAACCTTCTAACCATTTCTCCATGGGGTAGAGGTCAAAGAGGTAGCGTTGCAGCCACACATTCTAATTCAGAAAAAGTTATTGTTGCTCCATTGTTTCCTCGTTATGAAATTAAGAGGGCTATTAACGACACAATCAACGCAATGTATCCATCTGTATTTGCCATTGGTCAATATCAATTTGCTTATATTGCTGCTCGCACAACTTATGATATTCCTGATGCAGTTCAAAATATTCTTGCCGTAACTCACCAAGTAATTGGACCAACTAAAGAGTGGCTACCAGTTCGTGCTTGGCAACTAGACCGCACAGCAAACCCAACAGCATTTGGCGATGGCACTAACTTTGGACACTCACTAGGTATCTATTCACCAGTGGTACCAGGTCGTACCGTCAATGTGGCTTATTCAAAACGCCCAACTATATTTAGTTTAACAACACAAGATTCACAAGAATACTCAACAGTAACAGGCATGCCTGATTACTCAGAGGATGTAGTTATCTATGGAGCAGCGTTCCGTATGATTTCCTTTGTTGACCCTGCACGCTTGGGTCCACTATCTGCAGAGGCAGATGTGCTTGATAATCAGCGTGGTCCACGACAAGGGGAGAACTCAGCACGCTTCTTGTTTAATGTATACAACACTCGTTTAAACGAAGTGGCGGAGAACCAACGCCGTCAATTCCCTATTCGTTCACACTACCAGAGATAGCAGGTAAACCATGGCAGCAGGCGACCCAGGCACCCGAAAGCGGAATTACTCCGCAACAGCGATTGAAACTAAATTACTTGTTTCAATATCAGCAGCAGCACAGGGCGATACAACAATCAATGTAGTCGTTAACTCAGTTAGCGGTTTTCCAGGCACCGTTCCCTACACACTTATTCTTGAACCAGATACATCTAAAGAAGAAGTTGTAACCGTAACCGCTGCTTCATCTACTAACCTTACTATTACCCGTGGGCAAGATAATACACAGGCAGTAGCGCATACTGCTGGCTCATCAGTTCGCCACGGTGTATCTGCCCGTGAGTTTAGAGAATTGCAAACACACATCTCTGCTCGTGGTTATGATGTTGATTCGGCAATTATGTCAGGTGTTGACTCACATGTTCACGGCATTGTTACTGGTGAAGGTGTAGTAGTTGGAACCCTTAAGGCTCAAGACCTTACACAAAAAAATATTTACAACTCAACATTTAGTGGCAGCATTACCTCTACTGCAACAATTACATTTAGCGGTGGTGGAACAATTGATGGATTATCTAATCCAACATCTGATGCACAAGTTTCAAACAAGGCTTATGTTGATTTAGTATTAACAACCAGTGCAACATCTGCTGCTATCTCAGCATCATCTGCAGCAACATCAGCCTCAAGCGCAGCAGCAACTTATGTAACATTTAATAACCGATACCTTGGACCAAAGACATCCGTTCCTACCGTAGATAACTATGGCGGAACACTCCTTGTTGGTGCCTCATACTGGAACACTCCAGCAAACACCATGTATGCATGGAGTGGAAGCACTTGGGTTGCTATCTCTACAACTGGTGTTGGCTCAGTCAGTGGAACCACTGGTCGCATTACAAGCACAGGCGGAACAGCGCCCGTTCTTGACCTTGCCACCGCTGGTAGTGCAGGAACATACGCTTACCCAACAACATTTACTACAGATGCCTATGGTCGTGTAACTAGCGCAACTGCTGGTAGCGCACCAGTGCTCCTATCAGGCAGCACAATGACTGGCTTCCTAACTCTTAGCGCAGACCCAACTAGCGCCTTGCATGCAGTTACCAAGCAATATGCAGATGCT